CGACAAACTATCCGACGCGCAAATTAAAGATGCCTGTGTTAATCAGGTTGCGCTCATCGCACAGATGAAAACTGACCTCGGCTACTGCTTCAATGCCGAATACACCGATTGGTGGAAGTGCAAGTGACTGACCCGTCAAAAGACATGTTCGAACAGATCACCGGCAGGCCATATCATCCCAGCGACCAGATAGTGGGCGAATTGCGTTCGGTGCAGAACGCGATTTCAATGAACACAAAAGCTACTCAGTCCACTAACGCGATTTTGGGCAAGATTTGCACCATGGCCACTATCTGTGCCGTTTCGGTTGTGGGCATCGCCATGCTCTTGTTCATGCGAGGCTGAATGAGTTACTTCCCCTACCTCATCCTTGGCGTGTCGCTGGTTCTGTTCAACCATGAACTGCCACCGATGGATTGGCAGGATTACGTCGCCTTCGTCCTATTCTTTGCCCTGATCCATTGGTGCTGCAAAGACCGTGCTGCCACGGTTGACGGCGATGGCCATGAGAGCGCGCGTAAGAGCATCGCGTTTCGACTCGGCAAGAAGCTGAATCGCATTCTTCATTATCGGCTGCGGAACACCGCCCGATGAAATGAGGCGGACGAGTTCGCCAACCGACTTCTTGGCAAGGTGTTCTGCCGTCTTCTGTGCGCCATAGCCGGCAATCATTCCAGTGACTTGCAATGGGATGGATGCACCACCCGTACCAATGGCCGTAGCTGCCTGAATGCTAGATAGCAGCCGGCCACGCGGCATCAAGCCACCGACTGCGTGAGCTACACGCTGACCGGGAGAATAGCCCGCCGCTGAGCCCAAGGCTTTCATTTCAGCAGCAGTAAATCCGCGTGTCTTGGCCTCACTCTGCAACACCCGCTTCAACTGGCCCATTGTCGTGCGGCCTACGTCGCCGCTGATTTGGGCGTCTGCGTTCTGCTGCCCGCGCAAGATGGCTTTTTCGACGGTATCGAGCTTCATCGCACGGTGCCAATGGCCGCGAGCTTCTTTGATGGCCTCGGCAGCGGCTTTCGGGTTATTGCCCATCAGAACCATGGACGGATCGGCAGCGTTCACCAATTCGTCAATCCGATTGATGATCTGGCTAACGGCAGCATTATTCGATTGCAAGCCCGGACGGTAGCCGTTTGCTGCAATCTTGCGCAGCGTGTCTAAGCCTTCGAACGTGACATTGCCATTCCCGATCCTCGCTAGATAATCGAGAACAGGCTTCACTCCTGGTTCGTTGACATCGTGGTAGCCGCGCGCTGTGAGGTCTTGAATAACGTCGGAGCGCAGCTTGTTGACGCCGTTCTGGTTGAACATCACACCGGCATTTTCAGCACGCTTGTACGCAGCCCTCCCCAAGTCCTTGAGGTCATCGACGCCCATTTGCGGCGCTTTGGGGTTGAACTTGCCTGCAACCTTGCTGACACCGGCACTGATAGCCTCGCCTGCCAGATTGCCAAGCCCGCCACCCACAGCGCCAATGCCCGCGCCCGTCGTAATATCCTGATCGTTGCCAGCAGCGGTCAAGGCACCGTACCCGCCGCCCTCCGCAGCCATAAGGCCGGTGCGGGCGAGAACACCGGGCGCGCCAGTCATTGCGGCTGTTCCGAAGCGACCGGCGAGCGTAGCGCCCTTCCCTGCCAGTTTCATTGGAGTTGCGACAGCGCCGGCAATCTCCGCGCCTGTGCCGGCACCACGCGCCCTGTTTCGGGCTTCCTGCGTCTTGGTGCGGGCGTCTGCCAATTCCTGCTCATAGGTCTTGTCGGTGAACATGGAACGCGCGCCGGCCACGGCCTTATCGCCAAAGCCCATTGTTGCGCCGTTGGCGAACAGTTGCAGCGTGTCGCCCGCAGCCACTATCGGCTTCTGCCATTCGGGCAAGGCGTCGTATTGCGCGCGCTGCCGATCTGCAACTGGGTTGCCTTCCGGCCCCTTGTCCAGCGCCCGAGTCATGGCTGACAGTTCGGAAGCGGCCTGTGAGGCTTCCGGTGCCTGCTGCACGCCAAGGCTCTGCGCTATCTCATCGACGGTGGCGTTCTGCTGCTCGGGAGAGAGCGATAGAAAGCTGTCATCGACTTTGACGCGCCGGCCATTAATGTTGAGTGTCGCCATTATGGTTCAACCGTCCAAGTGACGCCGGATTGTGTGCGGTTTCCACCCTGCGGAGCCGGTGCAGATTGATGAGGAAATCCGCCTTGATCCATCCCCTGCCGCCCCGCTTGAGCTTCCAGCTTACGCAAGCCCTGCTGTACGAAATAGTTGAAGTCATCCAGCGCCTGATTGAAGTCTTCCACCGTCTGAGCCTGCGATAGGCGGGCAAATGCTTCCTCGGCTTTCTTGCCTTCGTAATCGGTGATGGCACCGCCGCCCTTGAGCATCTGTCGGGCTTGCAGAAACGCACCGCCTTGAAGCTGGTTGATTTTGCCCTGAACACGCGCGGCGTCTGACGATACGTTCGGTAGACGAGAGTCAACCGGCCCGAGCATATTCGGCAGATATGGGTCGCTTTTGAGTTCCTGTATCTGCCGATCAAGTTCCGTCGCCATCTGTGTAGCGCCGGGCAATGCCACCTGTGCCGCGCCCGTTCCCTTCCCGGCCTCGGTCCCCGCTGCCTTGTCAAAATTCACGTCATAAGGGCCAATCGCCTCGGCGCTGTCAGGCATTCCGGACAGAACGACCGTGCCATCCTTGCGCATCTGCCCAAGGACCGGCTTTCCCGTCTTCTTGTCCCTGAGCCATACAGGCGTAAGACCGGCCACACTATCGACACCGCCGCCCGGAGCCGAAACCCATTCGCCCGTATCGGTGTTGAACAGATTGCCGCCGCCAGCATTGATGAAGCCCTGCCCCTTCGGTTCCTTCGCATATCGCTGTTGCGTATAGGTCTGCCAAGCCTCGTTGACCGGCATGCCAGCCTGCACCATCTCGGCATATTCGGGCGCATTCTTGCGGAAGAAATCCAATGTGCGGTTCTTTCCAGCCGTCTGTGCCGCTGTCTGCCCGTAGGCTGAGAAAGCATTGGCGAAGTTCTGGCCGTTGCCCTGCTGACCCATGAGAGCCGCTGCGATAGGCATGGCGTTTTCAGGCGCAAGAAGTTGCTGGAGAAAGCCGCCACCTTGAGGCTGGGCCTGCTGCGGCACCTGCGCCTGTTGCTGCCCGAAATTGAACATCGGCATTGGCGTCTCCTACCTGTTGATTCCGCCGTTCGGATCGCGGCGCGTACCGCCACTGGCAACGGGCCTCGGGCTGGCCGCAGGCGTCGTTGTGGTTGGGCGCGGCGACGTCGTAGCTGCGGGCTGCGGGCTGTAATCCGGCAATTCCATCGGCTTGTAGTACTGATTGAGCAGGGCGAGGATATCCGGCTGGGACTGGCCATATCCAGCCGCCAATTGGGCAGAGAGCGCATCGAGTTGGCCGGGCATGGCCGCAGGGACCGTCATTGTCGGGCGCGTGGTCGCCGCTGGTGTGGTCGCTGCCGGTGCTGCTGATTTTGAACTGCCGCCCATCAGAGTTTGCCCCCGGAATTGGCAAGGCTGGCTGCGCCAAGCCCCGCGCCAGCAATGTTCGAGAATGTGTTGCTAGGACCCTGTGCCGTCTGCGTGCCGGTCGAGTAGGCTCCCGCTCCATTGGCCGCAGCAAGGAGTGCCTGGATATTGGCCAGAGGGGCGTTCTGCGCTTCGTTGGCAATCCGAAGCTGGTCGTTGAGTGTTCTGCCGTAAAGGTCTTCGGACATCGAACCGAGGCCCATGAGGACGTTCGATGGAGCCTGTGCCGCGTCGAAAGCAGACACCATGTTGCCTTGTCCGGTCTGTCCAGCATTGAACAACTGCTGTTGCGCATTGTCCTTTCGAGACTGAAAATTCTGATACTGCCGTGCGCCGAGGTCGCCAAGCTCGCGGGTCATGACCCCTTCATGCGTTCCAGACGCGTACCGGCCCAAGCCTGCCGCGTTCTGATTGACGGCGTTTTGCGTCTTGTCGAATACCTGCTGGAAGCCGGGATCAGAATTGATGTCGAACGCGCCGGTCGCGGTGTTCCTGATGCCTTCAAGCGCTGTCTGCTGGTCGGCATTGTAGCCGCCGTTATCAATGATGCCCTGCAACTGTCCGGAGAGGCCATTCCCACCAATATTGTCGTTGGCGAGGCCCTGTAGCGCGCCCATTCCCTGCGTCGTCTGCTGGGAGAAGGGAACGACGGTTGACATGGTGTTTGGTTTGACCAATCCGCCTGCATTGTACTGCTTCAAGGCATCGCCCATGCCCTTATCGAGCAGGGGTTGAGCAGCCTTGTAGGGCGTGTTCGTGCTGGTGGTTGTGGTCTTGTTGCTACCGCCCATTAGATTCGTTCCTCGTAGAGCGTCCGAAGCGGTTTCGCCTCGGGGAAAATCTTCTTCCAGCCATCGCGGCCTTCCGCGACCAACGAAGTCGCGCCGCAATTCACTGCTGCCTGCTTCACCCTTTCGTGAAGTTCCGGCATCCACTGGTCCATCTGGACGCCATAGAGAGCCAGGCACCGGAATTTCCCGCCTGACCGCCAGAGTTCCGGCTTCCAGACAGTCGCAGCGACCACCTTCTGATCGTCGTGGACCACGAACAGGAAGCAGTGCCCGGCGCGGCACCCCTGCCAGAGTTCACCCACGGTCAGATCGCCGCCGAACCTGTCCGAAGCTCTCTGAAACCCGTCCTTGACGCTTGGCCACACCCCGTCCACGAGATGCAGTGGAACCAGCGTTACGTTCATGCCTGCGCCCGTTGGCTTGAAAGCGTCGAAAGCACGGTGACCGTCACAACACTGGCCTTTGCAGCCTGCGCCTTGATTTTCTTGGCTGATGCCTTGGTGTAGAGGACGATTGGCGCATCAAGTGCGACCGTGACAGTCTCATTTGCCGGGACCGACCGCTCGAAAATGGCGAAATCGGTCGTTCCGTCATTCCACCAGACGGTGACTTTCTGAGCTGATGGGTCCTGATTGACGATGATGATACCAACCACCGTCGTCGTGCCGCCAACCGTATCGATAGAGAGCGAAAGCACGTCCGTTGCGTTGGTGGTCGGCAGTTTGACCGAGGTCGGCTGTTGAACATTGCCGGGGACGGCGACAAGGATACTCATCGCAACCCCCCTGCCCTTGCCTTCGGCTCAACGCCTATGACGTGGTTCCAGTCCGTTCCGGCCGGAATATCCATCTGGAGCGCATGAATCAGGGCAGAGGACCGGAAATGGCAGATGCCCGTTGCCCCATAAGGCGCGACCGGCATCCCCGTTGTTCTCGCGCCGCCATGCTTGTCCGAGGTAATGGCCTTCAGCGTGAAATCCGTGCAATCGGTGTAGACACGGGCCTCTTGCAGGAACGAGCGCGAGCCGGGATTGAGTTCAATGTCCGCCGTGGTGAGCGTCGCGGCCCTTGGAAGACCGGTAAAAAACCCCAGCTTGTTGTCGGCATCGAAGGCAGCGAACCGGAGTGCGCCACCCGCCAGCAAGGCGCTATCCCAAGGAATGTCGGCACTGTCCCAATCGGGAAACAGCGTCTCGATGCCATCCCATGTCACGCCGGGCGTAGCCATGATGCACATTTCGGAAACATTGTTGTCGCCGTAGCACCAGCGATCCAATTGCCAGTGATAACCGAGCAGATACTTGGTGCCGGTCACGTCCTGGAACTGCCACCATGCGATTTTGCGAAACGGATCGGCAAAGCCCCTGACTTCTGCGATATACTGGCTGTCCGCGAGAGACTGAAACCACCCATCGACACGTTCGGCCCCGATGGGCTTGCCCTCCACATTCATGAAGAACCCATCCTGAGCGAGATAGCAGAAGATGCCTGGGCCAATGGGAACGACCGACAAAGGCGCGATGACACCGCGAGACGGGTTGATGACCCTCGTCGTGAAGGAATAATCCCCGCCCGAAGTCAAAGCCACTTCGGTAAAGGCAGAGCGATGGGAGAGAATTGCGCCCCGCTCGCCGCCTTGGATATTCATGATTTCTTCGCCGTCCGCGAAGTCCTGTAGGTCGCAGCCGCGTTGACCGAGCGTCCAGAAGCCCGCATCTCCAATGCCTGAGAGCATGAGACGGTTCGGGAAGCCCGAGATGTAGCCAAGAGCCAGATATTCGCCAACCGTCGCGCAGTAGCGCGCCCAAGGTGGTGAACCCGGCAGGTCGGCAAAAGCCGTTCCGGTGTCGATATCGATATACTGCTGCGGCCCACCGAGATTGCAGAGGATCAGCAATTGACCGAACTTGGTTGCGCTCCACTTATCCCCGACCGGGCAGGCGTAAGGAGCTGAACCCCCGGAAACATCATCCCACGAATAATCGGTGCCGTTCAATTCGAGGATGGCAGTCGCGGTCGCCGCGAATATCCGGTAGGTGCCGTCCGTCTTGCGGACGGACCAAGCGCCGAGACATGGGCCCGCAAGCGCCTGTGTGAGCGGAACAAGATCGGGCAACGGTCCCCATCCATCAGCGACGGGAATGGCATTGACCAACGATGTAGAAGCATCGAGCGCGTATTTCGTCCGATCTGGCTCGAAATTTGCAAATCTGATCATGCGTCGAGATACCAGCGATCAGAACGATTGGCGGCGACAAGGCCGGGATCGACAGTCAGAACACCGCGCTTCGATTGTGCGATGGTGCTGCGGATTGCCGGGATTGCCTCATCCAGAAGCCCCTTATGGCCCGCTGCAAAGGCCCCATCCTGCGTAAACACGCCGCCCCACATCAGCGAGGCCGCGAGATAGACGTCTGGATGGTCCCTCAAGAGTGAATTGGTGGTGACGCTGCCAGAAAGCGCAAACCGCTCCTGATAGCGGAACCTGAAGCTGTAGGCCTGATCGCAAGGTCGGTCGAAGGCGATAGTTGAACCATCGATTGACCAGATAGAAGGCATCCCCTCGCTGTCGATGTAGGGGAATGTGCCGTTTGCCCTCATGAGCAATGGCCGCTCGCCACCAGTATCAGCGACGAACAGGGCGATTGGCTTGACCATCGCGATTGAGGAAATGTCGATGGTGCGGGAGGATATGACACCGACGAGCGCCACATCTGTCTCGACCGGGTTGAGTTCGCGGTTCAGCCGTGCCTCTGCAAGCGTGATGAAATCGGCTGCATTGCCAGACACATCGCCACGAGCCATCCAGTCGGAAACGGCCTGCTGCAATTCGGTGTAGTTGGTGATTGCCATCACTCACCCCGCGCTAGAATGAGAGGGGCCAGCCGAAGCCAGCCCCTCGATATGACGCCTTACGGAGTCGTGTTGCCGCTGAGGCGATGAGCAAGACGCGCATCAATGGTCTGGACGCCGTAGAGGATATCCAGACGGAAAGCGCTGGTATCATTCACGCCGTCATAGACGGGGATAACGCGAACGTTGGTCCCCTTGTAGGAACGGCGGGAAACGTCCACCGCGCCCGGAGGCGACACCAGAGGCACCGACACGAGAGCGAAGGCGTTCTTGTGGAACACGAGGTTCTGACGATCCACGGCGCTAGCCGCAGACTGCCAGGTAACAACCTGCGTGTTGAGGTCCGACAAGGCGGTGTCGATATTCTGGAAAGCGCCAGACCAGATCATGGCAGGCCAGATTTTCACCGTGGTCGCGCCGCCTGAAGCCGTCTTGTCCTCCAGGCAGGTGAACTGCTTCAGGAAGCCAAGCCGAGCCTTGGTCACCGGGTTGACGGCGTAGACGCCGGCAATCGTGAACACGTCACCCTTCTTGATGGTGTTCGTAGTGCCGAGGCCAGCCAGCGAAATCGTCTGCTCCATCGAATCCTTGACCGCCTCATAGGTGATGGTCGAGGTCGTGATGGAGGCACCAATCGTGCCGTTGGTGCGCGTTCCCGCCGTATGTGCCGGAACATTCTGGCTCATGTAGGTGTCAACGCCACCGATAGAGCCCAGCGACCCTTGGCGATAGGCGCCCTTGGCCGCATCCTGAATGTACAAGCCGGTCTGCGAACCGAGCAGGCCCCAATGGTCGGCAGGAGCTAGCACAGCCGTACGACCATCGGTCGGGTTGGCATATTCGTCCATGCGCTCGGGAGCTTTGGAGAATTCGCCGTAGTTGCCGACCTTCTTGCCCGAAGTACCGACCCACGACGGAACCTTGTAGTATTCCGCCATGATTGAACGGTCGATTTCGTTGGCAAGCTGGACCATCGCCGGCTTGATAACGCGCTCGGACAGATCGCCAATCTTCAAGGTCAGGTCCTGGGACGAGAACTGGAAGTCAACGCCACGGCGCTGATTGACCGTGATGGTGGTCTTGCCTTCCTTCACTTCCTGAGCCGACATGGTTGCCGTGTTGCGCACGGTGAAGTCAGTCGGGCGACGAATAGAGATGGTTTCACCCACCTCGTAGCCGTTGATCTTCTTGTCAAACTCATTTTCGTAACCGCGAAACACCTGCTTCGCCATTACGAGGTTGTTGTCGAGGATGGTCAGCGCCTCTTTGGCGATGATATCCGCAGTCAGCACGTTCTGTGCCATGGTAGTTCTCCATCGGGCGGCTCGCGGCCGCGCTGGGACTGGACGTCATCCGACGTTCAATCAGGGGTTTAGTGGATCAGGCCCCGCGCCCTGCCTTTCGGGCTGCCGCGTACTCGTCCATGTCCATGTCGGCCAAAGACTTGCGAGCGGCTGGCGTCGAGCGTCCGCCGACAACCTTGAGTGGTTCGGTCGGCTTGGCTTGCGCCGTAGGCTTGGGGGCCGGTTTGTTGAGGACCTGGGCACCGATGCGGGCGAGGTAGATCATCTCGTAAATTCGAGGGTCCATCGTGTTCCGCAATTCGTCTGCGGTGATGCCCTTGGACATTGCGAAATCGATCACTTGCTTGTCGGTATCGGGAGTCCAGCCCTTGAGATTGGCTTTCACGTGTTCGTGCGTTTGCTGCATACGATTAGCGATTTCTCGCGTCGCCTCGGCAGATCGCTTCCCCTCGTGCTGTTGGATCGAGGCCTCCAACCGGCCTTTCTGGTCGCGGAGATGCTGCGCGTAGTTCCACGCCTCATCCGCGCTCAGCGGATCGCTCAAACGATGCTGCTGGTACTGCGTCCAATCGTATTCCTTGAACCGTTCCAGCTCCTTCGTCACCACACGAAGGTCCGCCCGCGCGTCAAGATATTCCTCGCTGGCCTGGAATTGCTGGTCGAGACGCTGTGAACGTTCGTCCAGATCCTTGCGAGCGACGGCATCTTCCTGAGCGCGTTTCGTGTAAGCAGATCGAAGCTGCTCCACGCTCTCTTTCAGCGACTTTGGGACGCTGTATTTCTTGTAGTTGAAGTCAAGTTCATCAAGCGGGTCTTCGTCCGCCTGACTACCATCATCATCTACGCCCTCGCCATCATCGTCGGCTTCCGCAGCCGCCTCTGCGTCGAGGTTTACTGGCTCATCATTCTCTACTTCCGCCTCGATTACCGGTGTATCCGGGTCTACCGCGACAATAGTTTCCTGTTCGCCGTCCATGTGCGCACATCCTTTCGAGGTTGGTGCAGTTTTGCGCCGTTACGTGGCGCGAACGTCCATCAGGCTACGAGCAAGAGGAATTCGGCGTCTGCCTCGTCCTCTTCTTCGATCCTGCGAATGAGAGCCGCCCGCATCTGCATGTGGAGCCGGCTGATGATGTCGTTGACGACGGTTGACGGGAATTCGACGGCCTCCTGCCGCACTTCTTCCCGCACGATTTGAAGCAATTCGCCCAATTGAGGCGGATCGGCTTCGATGATCTGCACGACGCGCTTTTTCGCGCGCTTGAGTGCTGCTTTCTTCTCCCGCTCGATCTGCGAAAGGGTCTTGCGCGCCCATGTGGTGCCAACGCCACCGGATGAGGTTGCTGAGGCCGAAGCGCCACCAGCAACCACGCCGCCAAAAAACTGATTATCGTTGGCGTAAAGCTGCCCTGTGATGGTCTGCGGCGTGTTCGGCTGGCTGATCGAAGCCGCGAAGAACGTATCCGCGTCGGTGTAAAGCGAACCTGCAATTGCATAGCTGGTCGAGACAGTGGCAGCATAAAACGCATCAGCGTCTGAATAGAGTGCGCCTGAGACAGTGTAGGATGCGCTGACGGTCGAGCCATAGAATGCGTTGGCATTGCTGAATAATCCACCAGAAACAGCCTGTTCCGCCGCCGACTCGCTGACAATCTCGAATGCCACCGCACCGAAATTGGCTCCTGAGCCACCACGATTGGACGCTGTTACGGTGGAAGGTGTGAGAACAGTCTGACTGTCACCATAGAACCGAGCGCCACCACCGCCAGACGTACCGTTGTCGCGATCCTCGACCCAAGGCGCTGTCGGCGTCGTCGCGGTGTTCGCGCCCAGCCGCATGAAGCGGGTTACAGCTAGTGAATTGCTCCGCGTCGTAGTGAGAGCAGGCCCGATAATCGCACCGGACGTAACCGCCGCCTGACTGACATTAATGATTGGATCACCTGATCCGAGACTCCCGGTATATGAATCGATTGCCGATGTCAGAAGATTGGTGCTCGTCCTTCCCGCATTCGATACGGTTGGTGCGGTTTCGCCCGCCTCCTTTCGCTTCCACCAGAAGCCGACACGGTTAGTGCCAACATCAAAATCGGCAATCAGGTTCCAGTCGTCAGCACCGGACTTCGTGACTACAAAAGCAGTGTTGGACCCAATGCAGCCTGCCGATAGGATGAGCAGATCGCCAGTCGAGCCGGTTGGAATGACCGGCGCTACGCTTGTAGCCGCCGTGCTCGCCGCTACGTTGGCCCACGCCACCCAAACAGGAGACGACCCAGGCTGCGTAACCGTGGCAGCATAGAAGCTATCCGGGTCGGTGTAGAGCGATCCCGCAATGTTGACGTCGCCACGGCCTACAGTCGCCGCGTAGAATGTGTCTCCATCAGTAAAGAGCGCCCCGGAAATCGTGACCGTGCCGGGAGCAACCGTTGCGGCGTAGAATTGCGCCGAATTGTCGAAACGCGCGCCTGTTATCGCGTATGTTTTGCCAAGCGTAGCGGCATAAAACGTGTCAGCGTCGCTATACAACGCACCGCTGATGTTTACGGTGCCGCGCCCGACTGTAGCGCCATAGAAGCTGTTCGAGTTTGTGAACAGGCTTCCGGTTATCGACTGCCCGCCACCACCACTCGCCACCTTGAAGGCGATGATCATGCCGGAGTGCGATTGCTTGGTGAACGGGAAGCTCGCCCCGGTCGAATATCCTGTAGAGCCGTTCGCCGTTACGTCGCGAGACGCCACGCCGATGCTGTCGCGGGTTCCTGATGCTGAAACCGGCCCCGATGACCGGATATGCGTGAAACTGTTAGTCCAGCCAGTCAGGTCGGCGCTCATGTCGCCGCTGTTATTGGACGAGCCTATGGCCGCGAGTAGAAGTCTGTCGCCCGCTGTTGGCGTGATGCTTGGCGTCGTATAGCTGCCATCACTCGAATTGGTGCATTGCCCCGCCGAAATGTCATAAGGCGCGGCATCAAGCCCCGAAACCTCCAGCAGCACCCACGATGAGTTAGTGGCCGAACCGACGGTGTACTGGAACGAGTTCGAGCCACCGGAAGCGACTTTCCACCAGATATAGCCACCGTGGTACGTCTGCTGTTCCATGCCGGTGGATTGCGTCCAGCCGGAATTTGGCGTCCCGTTGTAGTCATCCGCTGCGAAGGCAAGGATAATGACATTGCCATTGGTAGGCGTAGTGCTGAACGACGCAGTTGTCGTGGCAGAGGTGGAAGTCCCCTCCGCCGATTGAACAATGGTCGCGGCCATGACGAAGTCTTATGCGACCGTGAACATGCTCGCGCCGAAGTCCACCGTGAACGTCTCGCCGCTGGCAAGCGATATGGACGAGCCATAATCCCAATAGCCAATCAGCGGATCAGCCGGCGACGTGGGCGTGTCGTTATACAGGATGGCATAGCGGAACGGCCCAACCGCGCCGGAAGCCGTCCATGTGATATCGACGCCGGTAATGCTCGTCGTGCCGCTCGAATTGCTCGTGGCGTTGCTGGTATCCGCACCGCCGGTCGTATAGCCATTGCCGCCGCTGATTTCCGTCGCATCGGCCCGCACGGTATGCGTGGCCGCGTTCGGTGCCGTGTTCGACAACATCACCTTGAGCGTGTCTGTGTCGAGATTGTGGACCTTCTCCGCCAGGTTTTCGGAGAAACACTGGTATTTCACAAAGCTTGCCATTATTGCAGCACCTTTCTGGACCCTGCGGCCTTGCCGGTTTTCGGATCGCGGATAAGTTCATTCGGAGCCATCATGACGCGCTCCATCTGTTCAAAGCGAGCGGATGCTTCCTGCCCTTGCTGGACGATCAGCTGGCCTAGCTGCTCCAGCCCGCGCATGATGACTTCGGTGCCGGATTTCACGGTTTTCTGACCGTCCGGTCCTTCTTCCTCGACGCCGCCGTTCTCCAGCGCCTTGGCGTCGTGGTTCATCTGCATTTCCATGATCTTGAGGTTGTATGCATCCTCGACCTTCTGACGCTGTAGATCCATGTCGTCGTTGTGCTTCTGGCGGGCGAGATTGGCCTGTTCTTCGGCCTTGGCGCGCTCTACCGACTGATCCTGCTTCAACTGCTGGTTTTCCTGCGTCAGGGTCTGTAGCTGCTGCTTGCCTTCCTCGATCTGCTTCTGGAGTTCGGGCGGGATTTGCCCGGAATTCATCTGTTCCAGCTTCTCAGCAATGTCGTCCGCACCCGGCCAATCGAGGTTCTTCGCCAGTTCAGGCACAATGACAGGGGCAGCCTGCGGGAATGCCCTGAGCGCTTCCGTCATGGATGCTGCGGCTTCTTCCCTGCGCGTCGTGAAGCTTGGGCCGGTGGTGACCGTGAGGTCATACTTGCCAGCAGTAAGATCGTGCAGCGCCTCAATGGCCTTGCCCGTCTCGTCAACGACAGGCTGCCCGGTCTTTGGGTCCTGAACCTGATAAGGCGCGTTGATCTGCTTGGCTTCCTGTTTGCCGTCCTCGCCAATCACACGCACAATGCGCTCTGTGTCATACACATGCGGGATGAGGTCGATCAGGATGCGCCCGGTGTGCCTGATGGCGCGGGCCATGTTGTCGATGAAATGGAAGGTGGAGATATCCCCTTCCCGCTGGCGGGCCATGATGGCCTTGCCGCTGGTTTCGTTCGAACGCGCGCCCAATGACGCATCGTACATGCCGACAATGGCCTTGATGTCGTCCGAGGCGTTCAATGCCTCCTGCAAGGCTCCTGCGGCTGGTCCGGTATCGAGCGGTTGACGCTGAGGTGGCACATTGCCAGCAGCCGGAACAGGATCGTACTCAAGGAACGAATGGCTCTGAGTATTGGCCGTCTGCCAGCGGGTAATGTCGCTGTCGAATGCCCCTTTTGGACCAATGAACGGCACTTTGGGAGCAAGCGCTATGAGTTCCGCACCCGTTGTGCGCCAGTAGTTGAATGTCCGCTGTGCATCCTTGGCGTTGTGGATCAGGGAGCGGAAATAGCGCTTACCCTGCACGTCGAACTCGTCGCCATAGACAGGAACGATGGGAATGTAGCGCCCCGGCCAATCCTTGCTTTCGAGGATTTCCGCGCCGGACATGAAATGCTGCGTGACCTTGTGCGATTTGACCTTGCGCTCGCCATGCGGCTGCAACAGGCCCATCTCCAACTGCACGATCAGGTCAGGGTCGGTCTCAAGCTGCTGCTTGCTGTAGACCTGTCCGCCCTGCATGCGAACGATGATGCGGTCTACTTCCTCACGCTTCCAGTATTCAGCGACCAGAACATCGTTTTCAACGCGCCACGGTTCGCCCGCCGATGCCCATCCGGTATCGTCCCAATCGACCTTCGCCTTGTCGCCCCATTGGGCTTCGAACTGGTCCTTGGTCAGCCGATCAACAACGAATGCGGTATTCCAGTCAGATAAATCGGCCTCGGTGGAATTCGGATCGCCGTAGACCGAGAACGGGTTGATGACGCGCTTGATCTGGATATCCATGTCGAAGCTGTCATCGAAGGCATAATCGAGCCCGACACGCCAATAACCGAAGCCCGCAGTTACCGCGCATTCCACGCCGGTATCGTAGGCAACATCAGCCGATGATGTGTATTCGATGTTGCGGATCAGACCGTTGATGACCTCGGCTGTCTCTGGATCAGCCCCGCTATCGGCAGGATGAACCTTGATTGCCGGCTTGTTCTGCCTTGCGTCGTTGACAACCTGGCGAATGAAGGCGGGCAGCTTGTTGATGGTGAGGCACGGACGGCCTTCACGCTCGCGCTGCTTCATGACCGCTTCCGGCCACTGCTCACCGAGACGCGCAAACTTCACGTCGTCAATGGCAGTCTTTCGGTTGTGGTCGGAAGCGTCGGAAGCCTGTTCAAAGGCGTCCTTGGCTTCCTTAAGAAGATCGTTGTCAGCCATTACGCCATCCAGCTTCCAGCGCCGTACGTGACAGCGGGGCGAGGTACAGGTTTTGTCGGCGGCTCGTACGCCACGCACATCAGGCCGAAGGCATCGGCGCCGTGGCTTGACCAATCGTGTTCCGGGCCAAGATCTATGTTGCGCTTGTCATCAATCTTGGCGTGGTACCAGCCGATTGCGTCGATGCCGCCAGAACACTTCGAGAGGTTGAACCAGATCGACGGGAACAGCTTGCGGGCGACTTCAACGCGCTTCATCGCCGCGCCCTTGCCCTGATTGGGAACGGTTCTTACCGAAAACCCTGCGGCCTTGATGTGGTCCTCGAACCGGATTGCGGTAATCGCATCCTCTTTCGCCCCATCATGAGGCAGGACGCATTCAGCGCCGGCGTAGCCATTCGCCCGCAGCCATTCCAGATGCGCCGCCAGCGGTTGCCCGACTGCCTCGTAATAGTCCAGCACCCGGATTTCACGGCCAATGAACTGCGCAATCCATATCGCGGTGGCGTCCCTTACCCCCATGTCCCAAAATGCCTTGAGCGGCATGTTCGGATCGCGGGCTACGTTGCCAACACGACCCTCTTGCCGGGCCACTGTGAGCGCATGCGCATAATAGGCACCGCTCAGCACCGTGGCGTATCCGCCTTCCCAGATATGATCGTACTGGTCTGGCGTCTTGTTCAGGCAGTCTTGCCGTTCCTGCTCGAGCACGCTCGGGAACCACGGATTGTCGGACCAATTTGCCCGAATGACCTTTGCGCCGGTCGGAATGGCATCGCTGCGCAGCATCACATCAACCGCATCAGTCTTGCGCAGTGGGTTCCAACTCCACCACATTTCCGATTGCAGACCGCGCTGCTTGTCTTCCCAGCGGATTGTAGGGCGAACCAGGCCAATCGACCGCAAACTGATGCCGTGGGCTTCCTCACCCCAGAAGCGATGAAAGCCCTCGAACGACTTGATCGAATCCGCTGTGTGATCCTGCAAACCCTGAAAGATCAGCAGCCCATCCTTGGGCGTCTCGATCTTGTCGTTGAAGACCTTGAACCCGTCAGCCTCGCCAAGCCCGAATTTGGCCAGCTTGCTTTCGAGTAGGA